ATCTTATATTATATTATTTTATATTATTTTTTTTTAAAATAAAAATTAAGATTAAAAAAAAATATTTAATTAAAAAAAAAGGTTTTTTAATGTCTTAATGCGGTATATTTGAGGTTGTATGTATGAGAGGAAGTATCGCTGTTTGTTGTAGAAAATCTAATATAAGGCACACAAACTATTTCTGTAACGGTGTGAGCAAATTGTCCTGAAGTCACATCAGGATAAATATATGATTGGTCGCTTTCATACCAATTTGAATTATCATCACTAAACTCTATTTTAATTAAATCACCAAAAGTGCTTGTTGTATCACCATAAACCGAAATGTGGCGGTGGTTAGACATATTTACGGAAGCAGTTGTTGCGGAAGCACCAGCACCTATACTTTGTGCCGTCCATAATTGAGCGGATGTTGTTTCCTTTGTTTGCTCATCCACATTTACAAGTAAATTACCATTCGCATTTACTTTGAGTGCTTCTAAATCACCAGTATTAGTATCACGACCATATACGAGATTTTGTTGAAGACCTGAACCGCCTGACGCAATTGTAGCATCGTATCCTTGACTAATTTTTCCTACACTTGTAGCAATAGCACCCGAGTTTGTTTCAGTAATAGCACCACTTGAAACAACAACGGCACCAGTATTACAAGCAGTTACTTTTGAATCCAAACTGGTTGTGTCGGTTTGAATTGTGGAAAGCAAACCAGTTTGTGTTTGTTGTTCTGTTAAAGTTGCTTTACCTGTGGTGTCACAAGCGGTTACTTTTGAATCCAAACTGGTTGTATCACCAGCAATAGTAGAAAGGTGTGTAGTTTGTGCTTGTTGTTCTACGAGGGTTGATTTACCAGTTGTATCACACGCAACCACTTTCGCATCAAGACTGGTTGTATCTCCTTCTATTGTAGAAAGGTGACCGGTTTGAACTTGTTGTTCGGCAAGTGTAGCATCACCACCTCCAGTAATAGTAGCATCTACTTCAAGTTTGCCTGATGAAGAAACTAAAACTTTTTCAACTTCTCCAGTGGAAGTTGTCCCTAATATTAACGAATGCGCCATTTTATTATAATAACTTATAATATTTTTTTTTATAAATTATTATTAAACTTTTTTATGATAAATATTATCAGGGTCATTTTTTTTCTTTGGAATATGTCCTTGTTCTATTAAAATAAACTTGTAAAGTCTTGCCCTCCCCCAAGCAATAGCAGGAACACCTGGGCGTGACCCTGAAGATTTCCAAGCGGCAATTCCTTTATCATAAACGGCATTTAAATCTTTTAATGGAATCTTAAACTTTTTACTAAATACCTTTTTATCAAACTTTAAATCAGGATATAATTTATTAAACTTTGTTGTATATGTAGATGGTTTTACAAGTCCTTTTTTAATTGCTTCTTTATCAGTTTTCTTTGGGAATAATTCTTTTAAAGGTTTTTTACTTTCTTTTCTTTTTTTTAATTCTTCTTCTCTTTCTTTTTTATTAACTCCTTTTGTATATCCTGGATATATTTTTGATTTTTTATCCATATTATAAATATTATAGATATATATATTTTACAAAATCTTAATAATTCTTTTATATAAAAAATAAGCGGTCATATTGTTTTCTTTTACAAATGAGGCATATTCTTTTATTCTTCTCATTTCATCTTCATTAAATATATTTATATCTGTAAAACCTACTTTTCTCCAAAAATCATTAAATCCACACCTCATCAAACAAGCATCCGTTAAAAATCTTCTTTCATCTTCATCAAGGGGAAAGTTAAAGGTTTTCATTTTACCAGTCATACTCATTATACTTATATAAGAAGAGATGTCTTTAAGTCACTTTTTATATAATTAATTTAATTTTTTACCCATATATTAGGTCTATTATTCCATAATCCATATTTTTCCATAGTGTAATTATTTGCTCTTAATGTATTATTAAATATTTTACCAATCTTATTTCTTGGTATTAATTCATTATTATATTTAAAGTGTAAAAAATGACCTACACTTGTAGAATTAAATGAGTTTGCTATTATTAACATTTGTGGATTACATTTATTTATTATTTCTAATAAATGTTTTATAGGTTCTTCTATGTGTTCAAAATATTCACTACAAAATACCACATCTGCTTTAATTAATTCATCGGTCATTTTACAATTAATTTTATTACAGATCTGCCATTGTAAAGTATCTTTTAAATTATAACCTAATACTTCGGCATTTGGGTATGCCTCCTCAATTGCTTTTGTTGAATAACCAATACCATTTCCAATATCTAATATTGTTTTTGTATTTTCAGGTATTATATTATTTTTAATAATTGCCTTAATATATTTGCGAGAACATATTAACCAACAGCACCAAGCATCACAAATAAAATATTTACTTGAATATACTGAATAATCAGGTTGATTGTTTTTTAATGATAAATACCATTTATTTTCTAATTCTTGAAGGTCTCTTAATTTGTCTTTATCATTACAACTATTATAATATTTTTTAGTTTGAATTGTTTTCTCCATTAATTCTTTGCTATGCTTTTGTAATTCAGGAATTAATGAAAATAAATCTTGTAAATCTTCTTTTGTTATTTTATTTAAATAACTCATTATATATATTACATTAGGAAAAAAAGTCACCCTAACTTAAAGTTTCTTAAAATATATATTAAGAATAATTAAGTTAGGGTGACTTCACAATATTAAAAAATTATGGGATATTATATATAGGAGGAGCGGATGGTTTATTATTATCTTCTATCACATTTATTAAAGTTTTTATTCCATTATCACGGATATAATCTCTTATTTTATTACACTCCCTACAAAAGAATATTTTTTTATTTGATTTCTCGTTTTTATTAGAACAAAAAACACAACTATATTTGGTTTTACTTTTTCCAAACATTATATAATATATTAGTTTTTATTTTATAATGTTAATTCTTCTTCGTCTTGAAAATCATACAGATCTTCAACTTCCATATTTAACATTTCACCAAGTTTGATATATTTAAATATATCATTCTTTATTGGTGGTAATTTATTATTTTCTTTTTCTTGATTTGGTATAATTTTATATATTGTAACTTTTTTCTTTTTTCCATTTATAGTTTTTTGTTTCTTACCACAACTTTCAATCTCATAATTAAAATATTCTTTTAGTAATTTATTTAAAATACTATGAATGGTTCTTGTTGTAACCTTTTTTATTTCACCTTTATCATTTTTTGTATTATAATATTCATCTCTAAAAAGTTGATTTATACTTAATGATTTCATATCTTTATAATGTTCTATTAATGGTTCAAAATCTAATGTATTAAAATGGACCGAAAAATCTACATCGTGGTCTTTGATTATATTTAATTTATCTAATATAAAACTTGTATGTTGATATGCTATTAAGTTTTGTTTAAAATATTCTACATATTTAGTTGGGTTATTTTTATTAATATATTTTTGGATTTCTTGCTTTAATGCTGATTTAAATGATGTAATATTATTTATATATTTTCTTCTGTCTTCCATAAACCATTCATTAAATACTTCATCAAACTTATTTATTTGTTCTTCATCAAACTTTTCATAAAACTTGAACTTTCTCATTTCTTTATATTTTTTCATATCGTATTCTTTTCTTTCAAACTCTCTTGTATATTCTTCAAATGTTTCTTGGTCTATTAAATCTATATCTTCACTTAACCAATCATCGGTTTCTAATTCTGTAATATCTAAATTATTACAATCTAAATCTTGAATCCATTTGATATTTTCTAATTCAAAATATTTACTCACAACTTCCCTTAAAAATATAGAATGTATATTTTTCTCCATAATGTTAAAACAATGGATTTCAAATACCCAATCTTTTAATAAATTGCTTTCTTCTAATGTAATAGTTTCATAATCTTCTTTTTTAAAAAGGTTATATCTATAATCTCTTAAATAATCTTTGATTATATTAAAATTAATAGGATTTTGTTCTATTGAAAAACCATCATAAGCATCATTAATACATATTCCAATATTCTTATTATTAAAATATCTTACTCTTTTATGTGCTTGGATTGTATCTCTAAAATGAGAACTATTTTTATTTACACAATAAATAAATAAATTATCAAATGGGTGATCTGTATTCGTATATGATATACCACAAGTAATAGTAGGAGAATAAATTAATAGGTTACATTTAGACCATTCTTCATTTACATTAGTTTCATTAGGTAATTGATTATATTTATTGTAAAATAATATTTCTTCACCTTCTTCAAAGTCAGGGAAATGTTCTAATATATTTTTTATAATTTTATCACCATATTTTTTTGACCCACTACATAAAACAACTCTTTTATTTTCGTGTAATAAACTGATAATGTAACTTATCATTTGATTTTTTTCCCATTCTTTTGCGGTTCTTTCTTCATACTGAAACTTATTATTGAGATAATAAGAGTTTTCTTTTTCTACTTTATCTTCTGTTGGTTGATTAATATCTATAATTGCTTTAAAACTTCTATTTGTTAAAAAAGCATCCATAATTAATATTTTATTTGAGTTTTGAATAAGATTTTTTAACTTTTGTAAATTATCATCAACCCCATTATTTAATAATGTTTCACTACTAATTATATTAAATATACTTTCACTTTCATCAATAATTAATAAATCACATTCATCATAATTTAATCTTTGTAATGATTCCATAGAAATAATAACTTTCTCATTATCACCATTAAAATTATCTTTATCTAAATAATTTATAAATCCATCTTCTTTAAAATCGCTCGCCATACTACAAGCAAACGCTTGACGAGAAGATAAATAAACACATCTTTTAAACATTCTTGTAAGTTTTACTTTTCTTTGACCTAAAGCATTTACATACCGAGATTTAATTTCTTTGTAATTTAATAATTTATGAAGCATATAACTTTTACCAGTTCCCATAGGTGATTTAATAAAAATGTATTTATACTTTTGGATTTGTGGTTTTGTAATTTGTATAAATCTTTGAGTAACAATTTCTTTTGTTGTATATGTGTTTGATAAATCATCATTTAAAATAAAGTTTAATGGGTTTTTATTAAACTTATTAACTTGTGGATTACACAAACTTGATAAATATAATAATGTATTATACCCACAACTTTCTTCACTATATCCATTAAATTGTTGTTTATTATATGCTTTATCATAATTATTCCTACATTTTTTAGTCCATTCATCCCATAATTGAAAGGCATACCCTTTATCATTACAACATCTTTTTAATGCTGTTCCAACTGCCATATAAACTTGATAAGGTAATCCATCATCATTATAAATATATTTTAATAATGTTTCTATATTTACTTCTTGTATTTCTTCATCTTTATAATATTTCTCTTTTGGTATTTTTTCCAAAAACATAGAATAAGTCAAAATAGTTGATTGATTTTTTTGTGGAATATGAAATAAATTATGTTTCTTTTTGATTTCATTAAACTTTTTATTATTCTCTGTTTTAATTAAAGATACATCTATATTATCCATACATTCTGCTTTATAAGAAACTAAAAATGATTTAAGATATATTGTATCTAAATTGTTAAATAAAGGTATTTGTTTATATTTATTTGAACTTTTTGCTTGATATGGTAATTTAAACGCTTGATTTTTTCCATACACTTTTGTATCAATAGCACAAGATTTTCCAAACCATAAATCTTTATATTTTTCTTCTAATAATAAAGTTGATAAATAATCTTTGAATATTTTAATATCTTCTACTGAATGAAATGATTTATTACAATTATAAATAATATGTGCTGAATATTTATCAACACCTTTAAAAGGTCCATTTGTATATTTAGAATGAACTTGTGATATAGCAAATTGTGAAGATTTATAATTTATTTGTAATTTTTTTAATATTTCTTTGATACATTCATTAATTAAATTATTTATTTGACTTTCTTTATTTTCATTTAGATCTGTGGGATATTCTATATCAAAATATAGTTTTCTATATTCACTTAATATTTCATAAAATCCATTATTAATTTTCCATATTTGTGATAATTTATTATATGGTAGATTACCATATTGATTATATTCTCTACCTTCAGCATTTAAATAACTTCTTCTTAAAGTAATTCCATCTGTAATTTTAGATTGAATTGCTTTTTCTAATGGTTTCCTATATAAAATATTTTTTTCTTTACATTTTCTTTGATTATAAATCGTAAAGAAAAAGTCGTAATTGTGAAAAGAAGTTTTTGCTAAATTAGTAGAATTAGACATTTTTATATATATAGTATAGAAAATATCCCTTTAAATAGTTTTTTTTATATAAATAGTTTTTTTTTAAAAAGTCACCCTAACTTAAAGTTTCTTAAAATATATATTAAGAATAATTAACTTAGGGTGACTTTTCAAACTATTTATATAAAAATAAAAAAAAATAGATCTGTATGAAAATTAACTAAATTAAACTTGAATTGCTGTTGCTACTTGTTTAACAATTGCGGAAGCATCTAACCCACTATCTCCAATTATTTCAGTATCAGGAACTTTTGGTTTTCCACCAAATATACTCTCAAAAAATCCAGCAATAGCGGTTCCTATAAGTCCTATTTCTCCTATTACTGGTATAGCATCAAGTGCTACTTCTCCTATTGCTAAACCTGTATCAAGTAAAGAAGAACCAGCATCAGTTACTCCAGTTATAGCATCATTAACCGCATCATTAACCGCATTTGTAGTATCTGTTAAAACATCACTTGCTGTTTGACCAGCAGTAGAACCACTATTTAAACCAGCAGTAGCACTTTCAGGGTCTAAATCCATAATTTGTTGTTGTGTTTGTGTTTCGCCTAAACCTTCCCCTTGTGTTGCTCTTGCTCTTCCACTTGGTTCTACATTTCTTTCCATTCCTGCCCTCATAGGATATAATGAATCCATTTCACCGCCTTCTGTTGATAATTCACCTGTATTTTGTGATGCTCTTGCTTGACTTACTACATCACTTTCAACAGGTCGCATACCAATTCCTCGTTCTTGTGTATCTAAACCGAGATTTACTCTTGCCCTTAATTCTTCAAATTGGTCATCAGTATAGTTTGCTACTTCTTCACCACGACTTAATTTTGTAGCAGATTTAAACATTTCAGGATTAGCATTTATTTCCCTTGTAGTCACAAACTCGGTTCTTTTAAGATTACCAAATAATTCACTTTCTACATCTGCCGCACTTGATGGTTCTGCCCCTTGTATTGCTTCATCTGTTACAGGTTCTGCTTCTGTTGCTGGTTCATCTTCTAATTCAGGTATTTCTCCCATTTGAATATCAAATGGTTCTTCTTCTTGACCTACTTCACCTTCTTCAGTTGGTTCAGTTGGTTCATCTGTTTTATCTTTTTTACCTTTATATTTATTATAAAGTTTCTTAACTTCACCTGCGCCTTTCATAATCAACATTCCACCACCTCCAACTGCCTCCAATTTTTCTGCTACATCTTTTATTTTAGCAGAAAGGATTTCTTCTCCGGATGTAGCGATGTTGTCTTGTGTATCTTGTAGGGAATCCAATTTAGATTGGAGTTGCCCCTTAATAGCATTCAATCGTTCAAAGTAGGACATTCTATATTATATTAATTTATATTATTTTATTTATCAAATATTATAAAAATTAATTTCTATTTACTTATATATACGATGGAAGAAGTTTTTAAAAAACCAAGTGAAGATAAACCTAAAAAACCTAAAAGAAAATTAACCGAAAAACAATTAGAAGCATTAAGAAAAGGTAGAGAAAAAAGGGCACAAAAACTTGCCGAAAAACAAAATAAACTTGCTGAAAAACAAATGGTAAAAGATGATAAAAATAATAGAAAGAATAAAAAACAATTGCTAAAAGAACAAGAAAAAGTAACACAAAAAATAAATGAAAGAGAAAATGAAGAAGAACAAAAATTAAAAAAAGAAAATGCTGATTTTCTATTATTTAAATCTAATTTTAACAGATACAAATATGAAACATTAGATAAAATTGATGATAAAGAAACATTCCGCTTTATGAGAAAATATTTTAATAAAATTAATGTTAAAGATTATTCTTCAATTGAGGAAATTAAAAATAAATTACAAAATGATTTAACTTATATAAATACACAAGTAAATAAAAAAACATAAAATATAGTATATATATAATAATGAAGGAAGGACCACAGAAATATGGAGATTTAAAAGATTTAAATATTTATCCTTTGAATATTGATGATAGTAAATTAAATGAAACAGATAAATATCCTATGTGTAATATACCACATTTAATTTTGATAAATGGGCGAGTCAAAGCAGGTAAAAGTGTTTTAGCATCTAATTTGTATTTAAATCCTAATATGTATGGTAATGATTTTCAAGTCAAAATATTAGTTTCTCCAAGTGCTTATAATGATGCTATGAACCAACATTTAATAAAGGATTTTGATTATGTTTTTACTGAATACACAGATGAACTTGTTGATGAATTAATTGAAATGATTGAAAAAGATAATAGTGATGATAAATATTTAATTTTATTTGATGATATTGTCGGCACAAATGCTGGTTCTCGTAGAGGTAAGGCAGATAAAATTACTTCATTATCCACATTATACAGACATATTGGAAATGGAGATAAAGAAGGCAAATTATCAATAGCAATATGTGTCCAGTATTTCAAACATATTACACCTATTTTAAGAAACCAGTGTAGTGGTATATATATCTGTGGTAGTTACACAGATAAAGAATTAAAAAAAATTAGTGAAGCGTATGGTTTCTTTGGCGGTAGTGAAAAAGCATTTTTAGAATTACACAAAAAAGCAAGACAAAATCCACACGACTTTTTATTTTTAAATGTCCATAGTATGGAGGCAAGAAGAAACCATAATGAATTATTATGGAGTTACAAAGATGAAATGGAAAAAATGAAACAAAATAATGAACCAATTGATAATAAAAATGTTGAATAAATAATAAATATTTTTATAGTATAATAATAATGGAATCAATAGCAAAAGCAATATTAAATGTTATTAAATCGTTATTATCATTTAAATATTGTAAATGTAATAGCGAATGTTGTAAATCATCCTGTATGGTAGATAATACAAAACATAATTGTATCAAAGAAACACAATTATAAAAATAATATATTTTAGAAAAAAAAAAATATATAATTTAATATATATAAAATGAGTTCTTTTACAATTGCCGAAATTAAAAAAGCAATTAATAAGCACAATAAAGAAGAAGACAAGAAGGTCAAAGTTTCAGTTGTTAATGGAGAAATTAAGTTTTCTTCCGGTGGTTCTATGATGGTTCCAGTATCAAATCCACCAGCATCAACACCAGCAACAGCAAATAATAAAATAGATGGACATAAGAAATATTTAAAAGAATTAAAAAAAAAAGTGAAAGATTTAACACCTGAAGAAAAAACAAAATATATGCGACTTGCTAAACAATCTTCACTTGCGAAAAAAAAATAAATATTATTATAAATAAATATGTAATAATTAAAAAAAAGTTGCGTATCCACCTCCCGCCATATTTTTTATTATAATTAATATTAATTATTATCAATATTTAGTATTAATTTTTTTAGTTAATTTTCACACCGATCTATTTTTTAAAAAGTCACCCTAACTTAATTTTTCTTAAAATATATATTAAGTAATATTAATTTAGGGTTACTTCATTACTCATTATATAATTTTTCACCAATCACCATTATTTCTACAAAAGGGACAATTTGTATTTGTTCCAGCACCATCTTTTAGTTGTGTAGAGCAATCATTACATAATACTTGACGACAACAGGTCGTTTTTCTTACTAATTTTTCACACATACAAACACCACATTCTCCTTGTTCTAATTGGATTTTTAATATATCTTTTTCATATAATTCTTGAATAATATCTTTTACATTATCTATTTGTGAAATTAATGTTTGGAAAATATTATTATATGATTTAAGACCATTTGTAATAATTTCTTCCACTTGATAATGAATACCATTTGTGGGTTTCATTTTTTCTTCTTTGATAATATTCCAAATACTTTCATCAAAATATTTATTGATATAATTTTTATTATTTTCTAATTCTTTCCATTCTTTTTCAAACTTATATTTCATACTACCGATTTTTTGTAACCATAAGGTATTTCTTTCTATTTTACTTTTCCACATTTTAAGATTATCTTTCCACTTATTTTTTATATTATTCATAAAAAACTCATCCGCATTAAGATGAAAATTATAATATTCATATTGTTGTAATTCTTGTTTGATATAACGAATATCTTTGTCCTTATTAATATAAGTTGTATAATTATATTTGTTAAGAATATCTATCATATCTGTAACATAGTCGTCACAATTACGAATAATCGTAAAACCTACTTCTCTAATAAGTCTATGAGTTTGTGCCCAAGGGCAACATTTAATATGGTTTCCAAATGATTTATGAATTACATTAACTTTTTTACAAAATCTACATTCTATTTTATTATCTTTATTATTATCAAAAACTCCTTCACCTTCAGTATTATATGAATAAAAGTTTAATTTTTTGAATAGATTTATCATACTCATAATATTTTCTACATCTTCATCATTTTTATTAATTCCACAATTTTCTAAATATTGTGTGAGGATAAAAGCGGTTCTCTTGGAATACCAAGAAGAAGGGTCAGCATAAAGTTTCCAGGTTTTTGGGGGCATAGTAGTAGTCATAGTATATACTTATATAAGAAGTGATGTCTTTAAGTAGTTTTTTAAACAAATTATATAATTAGTGATTTTAAACAGATCTATATATAATGTTATTTTTTCATAAAATATAAATATATTTATTCTAATTAATATATATATAATGGAAAAGTTTATAGAAAATTATATTAACAATAATGGTTCTAATTCTCAATCTACAAAAAAGACTATTAAATCTTCTTTAAGAAGATTGGAGAAAGTATTAAAATTACCTTTTGATGAATGGAATAAAAATACATTTGATAATACAAATGAAATATTAAATATATTAAGTGAAGATTATTCAATTAATACAATTATATTAACATTATTAGCGATTATTAGATATTTAGAATATATTGGAGGCAAAGAAAAAATTATTACTGAATACAAAGATATATTAAATGAAATAATTGGCGAAAGAACCAACGAAGAACATTCACAAAAAAAAGATGAAAATGAGAAAGTTAATTGGATTAATTACGAAGAATTAAAAAATAAAGTAGAAGATGAAGCAGATGAATATTTAACTAAAAAAAAATCATTTACAAAATATCGTAACTTTTTAATATTAGCGTTATTTTCACTTCAACCACCAACAAGAATAGGTAATTATTTGGATATGAAAGTAAAAATGAATGGTAAAAAAGATATTAAATCATTAAATAAGAAGTTTAATTATATTACAAAAAATGGTAATAAATATAGAATGGTTTTTAATAAATACAAAACCAGTAAATATTTGGGTAAAATAGATTATAATATAGAAAATGAAACATTAAATAAATTATTAGACAAATGGTTCAAAGATTATAATAATACAGATCTGTTTATGATAAATACAAATAAAAAACCTATGACCCAACCTAATTTTACACAGGCACAACAATCTATATCAAGAAATATTTTAGGTAAATCATTAACAACAAATATGTTTCGTCACATTTATTTAACTTGGTTTCTATCACAAAATCCAAGTATAGAAGAAAAGAAAAAGGTGGCACAAATGGTAGGTCAAACATATAAACCCACAAGAATGGAGTTATATGAAAGAAAAGAAGATGAAAATGAAATAGTTATTTAATTATCTTTTTTATCACCAGGTTCTTCAATAGTAAAATTAATAATACTTTGTTTCAATTCTGTTGCTGGTTCGTCAGTTCTCATATTTATAATTTTAACTCTCATACTATTAATTCTTATAGGTTGATTATTCATTTGATTAACAATTTTAAAATTAGGTTCATATGTAGTTCCTATTAAATTAGCATTTTTAGAAGCATTATTATAGGTATAATAAAATGGTGATGGTAAATTACCTAATATACTACGAGAATAACCACCATCTGCTTGATTTTCTTTATTTTTATAATTCTTCATAGGTAATTCATCAATTACAACAGAATAACTATCATTAAGAAAATCAAGTGCCAAATCTTTTTGGTAATAAAATGCTGGACTATCTAAAACCATTTCACAAATATTAGGATATAATGGACCTATTGTTGATGTTTCTGTGCCTTCCATTAAATAATTTTTTAATTGTTCGCTTAATTTTATTGAGTAACTATTCACTATACTCCTACAAGAAGTAGCATCATCGGTAGATTTATCAAAATCACGAAAAATACAAGATTTCCAACCTTCATTTAAAACTTGTGAAGACATCATAACCTTAAATGGAATAGCACTATTCACTTGATTTTTATTTGTTGGTGAAACGAATGTATTAAAAAAATCATAACTAAAATATGATAATTCAAAATAAGAATCAAATATAGCATCCCTAATATCTAAATCACTTATTCCTTGATTATCACCAAATAAATATAATCTATAATGTAATTTAGCATCTGTTCCTTTAAAACTATCATTTGAAGTTCTTACATAAGTTTGAAAACCAATTTTCATATTTGTATCAAGATTAGGAAAATACATATTTAAATTAACTTGATGAACCTCTTTGCGATGTGTAAAATTATCCTCAAAATCTAATGTGCTTAATCTATTTTCGTTTGAACTTGCGGAGTTTCTACCTTCATAAATAAATAAAGTTCTATTTGTTCCACTTGCTCTTATATCAAACCATATATGAGTTTTTGGTGTATGAAGGGAAGTGTTGGCGCCTGTTCCAAGTAATGGTAAGTTTGTTCCATTTATAAAATTAGCACCACCACCTTTTAATGCCGAATATTCAGGACTCATTAATCCAAATCCAATATTACCAGTCATAGCATCTAAAGTTTGAGCGGTTTCTAAAACGACAAGATTATTATTAGGTGCGGAACCTTCACACATATATGCCCAATGGTAATAATGATTTGTAGATGTTCCGTAAGCATCATATATTTTAGGTGATGCCGTAGCACTTGTTTTTACATAAGCATTTTGTCCATTTTCACCATAATCTTTAATATCAGTAGTATCTAAAACTAAATCTTTTAATTTCCAATTTGAATCTTCATCTAAAAAATAACCAATTACCATATGTGATTTTTCAACTGGGTCAAAGTTTTTAAGATTTGTAGAATAATAATATAATTGCTTACCACCATTTTTTTGTATTAATGTCTTTAAAGTATCTTGTATTTTAACTTGGAACTCCTCAAATGAATAAATACCTTTGGGGAACTTTTCACTATATACACTTAATTCTAATTTGTTAAATGAAGATATATCATCAGGAATCCTACGAGGATACAGATCGGTTGAGTTTAATTGTATTGTTTGGTCTTCAGTAATATTAATTGAGTTTAATTTAGATAATGAAGCAAAGTTTAAATATGCTGACGAATTAGGGGCGATTTGAATATCATCTCTAAATCTTGTTTGAAAGTCATAACCATTGTTCTTCGGTGAAATTAAATTGAAGTTCATTTTATATAATATACATTATAAAAAATATTTATAATATTTTTATTTTATCAGTAAATTATATAATGACTGAATACAAGTTTATAAAAATCCAAAAATCAACAAATAGTAAGAAGAAATATGACGCCATATTTGAAAATAAAAAAAATGGTAGAACTAAAAAGGTTTCTTTTGGTGCTTCAGGGATGAGTGACTATACAATACATAAAGACGCTAAAAGAAAAGAAAGATATATAACACGCCACCAAAAAAGAGAAAAATGGGGTAATGATGGAATATTGACTGCTGGATGGTGGAGTAGGTGGTTATTGTGGTCCGAACCATCTATGGACAAAGCAAAAAAATTGGTAATGGTAAAATTAAAATCTGCTGGGTATTTATAGATATGAATACATCACAAATAAGAACCGCCCATAATTATATTGGAGATTTAACAATAGAAACATTACAAGATTTTGAAGAAAGAATAAATAAATTAGAAAAAAATATGGATAAATTATTATTGTTATTATTTATGAAGTTATATACATAAAAAGTATAGTATTATATACTAATATATATTAAAAATAAGTGTTTTTTTACTTATATATATCATTATTTAGTTATATAAGTATTAATAAACTTATATAAAATATTTTATATAAGTTCTTATATGCTAATATATATTAAAAGTAGTATATATTAGTATATTTTAAGTATAAAATAGTATATATAAGTATATAATATTAGAAAAATCACCCTAACTTAAGATTTCTTAAAATATATATTAATAAAAATTAAGTTAGGGTTCTATTTTATAAAAAGTATAATCACCAAATATATTTTTTGAGAAATGATTTGAAATTAACTTTCATATTAAATCCAATTTTTCCATTTTGTGATTTAAACTCATCATATTTTCTAAACCCATAACTATTATAATATTTTTTGAGTTTCAAAGCATCACATCTTTTTTCTTGTTCTAATGTTATTAATTTCATAATTTTAACATCATCAAAACCTTCTACATTATCACTTAAATATTTAATGAAGAATAATAATTTTTTTCTACCATATCCTTTATGTGAATGTCTATCACCAATTTTGAAGAAATGTTTTAAATCTATTTCTCCATATTTAATAGAATGTGTATCAATAACAATATTCACAATATCATCTTTATATTCATATTGACCTCCACTTTCATAAATATTAATTGTAAGTTTGTTTTTATCAATATCTTCTTTTTCAATAATAAATGTATTTTCATCTTCTAAATAGCAAACACTACAAACACTATCACCATTTTTATTTACATTATTGTCTTCAACACTTATCCATTCTTCGCAATTTTTACATCTTACACAATCTTCGGTTTCTTCCCAGCATTCATTACACATATTTGAAGAATGGTTAAAATAAAAATCTTGATGGTATTTATCACATTCACTACAATAAGATACTTCGTAATTTGATATACACTCAAAACACAATAATTCTTCTGTTTCAGGATGAGTATATAATTCATCTTTTTCATATTTGTTTTCACAATCAGGACACATAATCATATTCATTAGTATATGGTTATATAAGTAGTGATATGTTTAAGTCATTTTACAAACAAATTATATAATTAGTGTTTTTTAAAAGGGAATACAGATCGTTTCACTTTTGTTAATTTATAATACTTTTCAGGACATACTATATCAAGATTTTCTTTTATTTTAGGTTTTATATTAAACTTATTATAATCTATATAATGATGAACTCTATTGTATTTATTACTTAATCTTACACAATCTTCGTGTAATTTTACCAACATTTCACTTTTAGGAGATGTTCCTTCTTTTGAATAAAAATCTTTTGTATTTCCACCCTTACAAGTTTGAGTTGTTGCTTTATCACAAGTTATAAAGTTTGTTTGTAATGTTGTGTATCCCATTTTAAAAACTCTTATTGATAAATCACTATCTTCGTTATATCTACCTCTCCATCTTATAGGCAAACTATTATCAATTAATAATGATGAATAAATACGAGTTGTATAACTAAATGGATGATATGCTGTATTTTCGGCAATAAAAAATGTATAATTGTGACCAGCAATCTTTACATTTTGAAACTTATCCATAAAATCTTCTACCATTCTAAAAGCAAGTGGATTCATCATTAATATTTTTTGATTATTATTAATATAATGAAACCCTCTCATATTATCATCTAAAACCCAATGCTTTTCCGCATTCTCCATATTTTCGCTGTGCCACCAAGCAAAGTTTCTTGCTGACCCTGGACCTTTACTTTTTGTATTCCCTAAATCATCGCAAGTATCATATTCATCTAAAAACTTTTGTGGTAATATTAATATTTCACATCTTTCTTCTTCACCATATTTATTATAATAATTATCATATTGGTCTTCTTCAACAATAATATAAAAATCAACATTCATATTTAATAAAAAATCGGCAGTAAAACAATTATTCCATCTATTTTTTGATACAATATAAATTGGGTATTTATTTGTTAATTTACTTTTTGTAATCCACATATATTCTTGTCTATGTGTATGCTTTGGTTTTGCTGGATAAAATGTTGATATTCTATTACCTATATCAATATTTAACTTTTTAAACAGATCTTCTTTTATTTCAGGTGTAAAATGTAAAATAAACTCATTATAATATTTTTGTTTTTGTGAAATAAAGTTGGGTAATCCACAATCATTATACCATTTATATTTTTCTTTTAATAATGGTGATTTAATTAAATCTTTTATAACAAACTCTTTTCTTCTTGCTTTTATTACTTTTTTTGTAACAGCGTCATATTCTTTTGTAAATAATGAAAGTGTATTAAATCCAGTTATTTCTTTAAACTTTTCAAAATCGTCTTTTGTTTGAAACTTAATTTTTATAGAAGTTTTCATAATTATATATTTACCTGGGAAAATTATTTTCTCAATTAAAGGTATAATAATGGAAGTTTCTAATTTTTCATATAAAAATAATAACTTTTGTGTTCGTGAAAATACAAGCGACACATTTGTGGTAAAAGAGGTATTTGAAGGTAATGGAACATATAGAAAATTAAAAATTAAAGAAGATGATGTAGTATTAGATATTGGATTAAATATCGGTGCTTTTTGTGTATGGGCGGTAAATAAAGGTGGTAAAGTTATAGGTTTTGAACCTTGTGAAGAAAATTATACATTAGCATTAATGAATACTGAAAAAAATATTAAAAATTGTGATAAATATGAACTACACAATTTAGCGGTTATTGGTAATGATGATAAAATAAGAAAGTTTTATTTAAATAAAATGAAAAATAAAGGAGCACATAGTTTGGTAGGTAAAAGAGGTAGAGATATTATAGATGTATCTTGTATTAATTTTAATAAATTATTAGAAACATATGACCCTAAAATAATTAAAATGGATATAGAAGGAGGAGAATATGAAATAATAAAAAATTGTAATGATTATAGAAATGTGGAACAATTTATTTTAGAGTTTCATCACTCACATTTAAACGATTTAAAAGACCATAAAAAGTTTTATGAAATATGTGATATATTAGAGAAGCATTTTGATATTGTAGAAGGAAGAAGGGATACAAAAGGTGCTTGGGTAAGTTTAATTTATTGTAAGAATAACCCAGTAATTTCACCTTAAAAATATTATAAAATCTAAATATAATTTTATAATATTTATTCATTTTGTTCTTGTTCTTTTTCTTTTTCAGCAAGTTTTTTTGCTTTAACTTTTTCCCTGTATCTTTTACTTTTAAGGCGGTGATATTCTTTATTTGCTTCATATCTTGCCCTTTCTCTTGCTCTTCTTGCTTCTACATTTTTATTTACTTGTTCTTTTTCTTCTTCAGTCATATCATCAGTAACGGCATATTTTTTTTTATAATATTTTAAACTTGCTTTTTGAGTTTGTTGGCGATATTTCATCATTTTATTCATAATGTTTTGGTATTCAACGGAGTTCAAATCCATAATTTCAGTCATTTTATATATATAGTATAGAAAATATTTCTTTATATAGTTTTTTTTATATAATTATTGTTTTTTATTCTTAAAGCATTTCCAACAAAGTTTTTTAAATCCTTTCCCATCATAAGTTTTTTCAAAAGGTCTATACCATCCACATTTACCAGCACATTTAATTTTATCTAATTTCTTGGAATAGCAATTATTACAAGCAAATTGTTTTATTTCATATTTACTTTTTGGGGGACATATATTTTTCTCATTACAAAAATAACAATCATTATATTTTAATTTCTTTTCTTGTTCTTTACATTTATTAACAAGTTTTTTAACTGATAAATCATCTTCATCTTTAAACTTATTAACACAATTAGAACCTATATCAATTTCATATCCATTATAACTGAAATGATGAATTATTACTAAACCCTGTTGAGAACATTCACATATTCCTAAATCTGCTGGATTTATTTCTTTTTCTCCTATTTCTTTTTTTATTATTGTAGTTCCTTCGTGTTTCCATACTCCAAAGCATTTGGGATATTTAAACCCAGTTTTTTCTTCCAAAGATTTTTTTAAGATTTCAAACTTACTCATCATTTATATAAATAGTATAGATATTATTTCTTTAAGTAGTTTTTTTTATATAAATAGTTTTTTAATTTTTACTAATGTAACCCTAACTTAATATTACTTAATATATATTTTAAGAAAACTTAAGTTAGGGTGACTTTTCAAACTATTTATATAAAAATAAAAAAAATAGATCTGTTTATTTAATAACTTACAACAACATCATTTTTAGTTATTCCACTTGTAATTACGGCACGACGAGAAGCAAGAACATAAAAGTTCATATCCATAGGACCACCATCTCCTTTGGTTCCTGGTTGATTTGAAGCATCATTTCCAGTATCTACATCGGCAACGGGTTCTCGTGCGTATTTTACTAAAATAGGATAATCTCCAATGTTTGTTCCACCACCAACAACTCCACCATTACCATTTCTTAAATCTACTCCAAGAGGTTTATATGTTCCCATAAGTGGATTAGTTCGTGAGGCAAGACCAGCAAATTGTGTATCCTTTGAGTTTTCAAACATAGGTCTTTCTACATTTAAATCAGTATCAAGAGCAAGTCCCAATTGGTCATAATGGAATCCATTTTGGAATACTTCACTTTCAGGGAATAAATCTCTACCATTAACATAATAATTTACTGCTTCCTTGTTAATACCATCACATCTTTGTTTTCCTAAAAGTGCTTGACTTCTTGTTTTTGGATTACCTGAAACATCTGTAAATCTTCTTATTGTAAAAATCTTATGAACTTCACGATTATTTTGTCCTAATTTAAACTCTTTTCTTTGAACTTGACCTGCGGTTCCAGTTTCTAATTGACTTTCAACTCTTACAATATCATAAAAGTTCATAGAGTAACCATCTTTAACTTGATTCTTAACTTTTTCAACTAATTCTGCTGGTTCTATAATATAATCAACTTGAAGTTTTACATCTTCAACTGTAACATCTGTAGCGGCGGCATCAAGGGTTTCGTTGCCTGAATAATCTGTTTTCGCTAAATTATAGGCATAAACAGAGGCATCATTAAACTCAACTGTGATGTAAATGCGGTATTCATCAAAAAGAAAAAGTGGAATAGTTCTGCCCCTTAATGCTGGAACAATCATACCAAGAGGCACACCTACTTGATGATTATCAAAAATATTTGTTTTAATTTTTAAAGAATTAACACCAACAACTTTACCATCCACAGCACCATCGGCAAGTGAAGCATTACTACTACCACCAACACTTATACCACCTAATACTGGGTCATTAACCAATTCACCTTTACCTACTCTTTGAATACCTGAAACATCTTTTTGTTGTGTTTCGGCAACTTTGGTGTAAAATTGATTTCCTAAATATTGAGATAATACCGAGTTTTGATATGCTCTTGATTTTGTTAAAAGATGTTCTAATGTGGCAATTTCATTAACTCCATCCACATCATTTAAAATATAATCACCAACAGCAAATCTTACACGCTTAATACAAGCAAGACCACCATTTAATACATTTAATCTTAATTCATTTGCGGTGTTATTTTTGAGTTTGAAAAGTAAAAGGGAGTTTTCATCTAAATATCCATTAGGTTCAAGACGAAAAACAAACTTGCGATTACCTGAAGATAAAGGCAATACATTTTCACTTCGTATATCCATAACCATAGGCGCATCGGCGGTGTCGTAATTGTATAATTCTTTGAGAACTTCCATTATATTATATTATTTTATATTATTTTTTTTTAAAATAATTATTAATATTTTTATTCACTTGTTTTTTTTTACTTTCTTTTGTTTGTATTTCCAATTGTTTATCATTTTTCATAGAATTAACAGATCTGATAAACTTATCACTATATTTATTTTTAAAATATTTTTTGGGTTTTTCTACCATTCTTATATAATAATTAGTAGAAAAAGTAACTTAAAGAAAAATATAAAACCACAAATTATAATTTGTTACTAAACAAAGAAAGTTTAAGATAGGGTGACTTTATTATTTATTGTGGCAATTCACTTGTAATTTTTTCTATCTTTTTTTCTTCTTTTGCTTCTTGTTGCTGTGCTTCTTGATTCAATACAATTTTTAAAATAATACTTGATTTTTCGTTTAATTGTGGTGATGTTAAATCAGCGTTAAAAATACCAAACTTAATTTGATTTAATACTCTATCTTGTTGAGTAATATGTGTAATTTCTTGAAATGTATTAATAAAATCTTGATTTGATAAATTAGATTTTGGAACAATACCTAATAATGGTATTGGTTGCTTTTTCTTAACAACATCATTCATAGCACCCACAATATCACTTGTGATTAAAAAATATCCCTCATCACTTAAAATTGGTAATCGTGTCGCTGTAATACTTATACTACTTGTAACTACACTAAAAGCATTAGCATATTGATACATACAATTTTTATATGCCTTATAGGTGTATTCACTTACACTTAATTGAATACCTTGATGATAATAAATATCATTGACCTTTAATTGTTTTAATAATGTTTGAGGCATATTACTATTAATAAAATCCGTTCCACTCGTAGATTGACTTGTAGAATAATTAGAACATATACTTGAAATAACAGAAGCGTCTAACTGGTTATTTGTCGTCATACCATAAGTCGCCATTTGTTGGTCGCTTACTTTTATTGGAAATACATCATTTAATTTTTTAAAATCAAAACCAATTCTATACCAAAATGTTTTACTCCATATATTTTCTTTTTCTTCTGTTTGTCCTTGAAACATTACATCCCAAGTTGAATAATCTATTTGAGATTGAGGAATAGGAATCTTTTTATTTTTATTAATAATGTTTTTGTCCCAGTTATATATTTCTATACCAGTAGAACGACTACGTGGATTATTAAAAGCACTTATTAATTCATTTCTTTCAGTTTCGGTTAAAATTGAGTTGGTTATAGAATTAAATAAATTATTATCTTTTAAATGTGAAACACTTTGTCCTTCATTTGTTAAAACATTTCCTATCATATCGTGTGAGTTTTCTATACGAGAAGTGTGAAGATCTGTAAATGAAAAACCAGCATTTGTTGTATCATATTCTAATTTTATAGTATTTGTCCCAATAAAATAACCATTCAAATAAGGATTTTGTGTATATCTGTATGTATCAACACTACCCGCTGCCGGAACTGTATTACTTGGATTAATTGTTGATGACGCATTATCTACATAAGTTGCGTTGGGTGTTGCTTGATTTATGAGTGGATAAGGGAACTGATATTGCTGATTTTTTAATGTTGCTATATAATTTCCATTTGTAACAACAAAAGTATTTGCTTGAAAGTCACTTGCTTGTTCTTCACCTATTGCGAAGTTTCCCATCAATAATTTAAATTGGTCGGCAAGAATATATACAGGACGATTTCCTCTATCAGGGGCAGTAATAGCGTGAAGTTGTGCTATATCACTACTCGCCAAATTATTAATAATTGATGGAAAATCTTCATAAAGAGTTCCTAAAACTCTATACGAATAATCCCAAAAATTAACATTCTTTATACATTGTCCTCTAAAATGTCCATTAGCAAACTCCGCATCATTTACAAGATAATCTGTTATGGGTAAATTAGAGTTTGGATTTGTTTTTGTATAACCTTCTTTTCCTAATAATTGTTCGGTGATTAATTCACTTAATTGTGAAATACCATAAGTTCCCTTTGGAATATTTATTTTTACTTCTTGTGTATGTGGTCTTAAATATCCTTGTGCGTCAAAATAACACGCATACAAAGGTATTTCCATACCACCAAAAGCATTTGTTTCACCAAAATCTTGTGATATTAATGCGTAAAGATTACTTGCTACATTTGTTGTATCATTTATACCAAAGTTTATTGGTGTATCTAACTTTGTTTTTAAACCTGGTGAAAATAATTTGTGAGTATTTTGTGAATGGAAAGCGTCAGTATATAATGTATCTAATAATTGTGTTTGTTGCCAATAATCTGCTGACCATATAGGAGCATTATATTGAAACTTTGGAATAGGATAATTACTATGAGAAATATAAAAACATATATTCATTCGTATTTCTTCATCTTCTCTTATTTCAATACTTCCGCCTTCTATCCCTTGAATATTTACCAAAGCATTTTGTATTGATATAGTAGAACCTTTTGGAATAAAAATTGAATCAAACTCATTTGTCCATATATTTCTGTTTATTTCTTCTTTAATTGATGCGAATGAACGATTACAATCTAAATAAAGTATATTATTCTCCATACTTATATATTATAATTAAATGATATTTTAATAATTTAATTATAAATTAATGAAAAATATTATAAAGTCACCCTAAGTTAATTTTACTTAATATATATTTTAAGAAAACTTAAGTTAGGGTGACTTTTTTTTAACAGATCGTTTTTTAAAATGTTTTTACTAATTTTTGAGTATCTACAACTTCAATGTCGTTTATGAAGGTTTGTTGGAGAAGTGTAATATTTCTACTATCAGTTGGTAAATTGGCGGCACCAGTATTTACACCACAAGTTAATTCTAATGAATAATCTTGATTGCGGTAATTTTGAGTCATACCTAAACCATATGTATAATCACAACCAACACCAGCAATATCAACAAAAGTATTATTACCAGTATCACCAGCACCAGCGACCGCTTCAAGTGATTTTCTTTCTTCTTCTTGTTCTTTCATACTTGTAGATGAATGATAAGGCATACGACCACCAAGAAAAGATTTATAATATTGATGTCTTACTTCTGTGTCACCCATACCAAGGGACATATGTAATAAATTACCTGGACTATTTGATAAACCATTATGGTCTTGAGATTTTCTGTTTGGTGTAACTTCTGTAGCATAATCAAAAGGAAATCTACGAGAGTTTTTGCTTTGAACCACTTTTTCTAAACCTACTACTTGTGGAAAATCATTAGCATTAAGATTGTAATTATTAATAGCATCAGGTTTTTGGAATTGATGTGTAATACCACGGACAAAATTGACTTGTGGTGTGTAACCATTTGAATTAACAGATGAAACAACATCATTAATAAGATTTATTTTATCTTTAAAAGTTATTTGTGGTTGATACATTTTTAAGTCTTGTTCATTTGGAACTAAATAACGACCAACTAATCTTAAATCTTGGAGTTTATAAAATGCTCCTTTAATATCATTATTAACTAAATGCCTAAATCGGTTCATTAATACATTTGAATCAGGAGCAAGATATAAGGTCATCATTAAACCACCTAAAAAACTTTCTCCTAAATGAAGAGGTTGGACTCCAAGAAATGGAACATTTAATTTAATAGAGAAATCTTGACCTTTTTCTTGTTGATTAACTAATCGGCGATTGAGTAGATCTGCGTTATTACCACTACCGAGAGTTCTGTTTAATGGACTTCTCAAAAAATCACCTTTATTATTTGATAATCCTTGTTTGACCGCAGTTTGTTGTGAATAATTTGGGTCATTAACCAATTCAATACTGGATTTTTTAGATTTTACTACAACTTTATCAATACAATTATGGACACCACCGAGGTTTGAAAGGTTGGTATTTACTGGTCCTTGTTGAGCGGCAGAACCATCATCAAGAGTTAGGGCATCTTTATTTCCGGGAACACTTATTAAATCACCATTAGAATTAAAAAATTGTATTCTACCAGTAAGACGAAGTGATGTTGTTTCTAATAATAAATCCTGTGCGGGAACAGAGAACTTAATAACTGGATTACCTTTGCTATGGGAGAAACCATCAGTTGTATTGTTGGAAGGTTTAATCAAAAAAGTATTCTTTTGGACGGGCATCTTATATTATAATATTTTATATTATTTTTTTTTAAAATAAAAATTAAGATTAAAAAAAAATACTAAATATAATTGTTAAATTAGAGTTCTACCATAAGACCTTGTGGCGAAACATCTATAACTTTGCGAGAAAATACGAATGAATTACAACGGACTGGATGACTTCTTGTTTGTGCGAAACCTAATCTTACTTCAGGTTCAGCATTTCTTAAACTATATACAAAATCACCTCTTGCTAATTCACGAGCATATAAGAATGTATTTGAATAATCTTCTAATTGACCTTTTTCATTACTGCCGAGGTTCATAGCATACTTATTTATACTTCCTAATGCCTTAACTAATTCATTTAACATTAATGGTTTATCTCTGTATTTTCTTGGGTCTATACTTTGAATAGGATATAATCTATTATTTATGAATAATTGAACCGAACTTAAATGAAGTTCTGTTGGGGACATACCACTAAAATAAGATTTGTGGTCCTGTGTTGCTTCTTTATTACTATCTACAAAATGGGTGAAGATACTTCTTCCTTTTGTTGCTACACTTTGGATAGGAACTTGGTGGCGAAGAACACTTGTAGGAAGTGTATTTAAAAATTGGTCGTATGAAGTATATTCATATTTCATAGGTTTTGCTAATTTATCCATACCATCTTTGGGGACTACCATTTGTAAAACACGAAGTTCTGCTTTATTAACCTTAAAGGAAGGTGCTTTTGCTGTATCAACTTTTAATAACAAATCACCAGTAAGGGGAGCACCACTTGGATTATCACAAGTAATTTTAACACGACCAGTAGGGGACATAGTTTCTATATTTGTGATGGTTCTTGTAGTAGAACCACCTGTATAAGTAACTGTGATAGATTGACCTATAACGAGACCAGTTTGTTCTACG